ACGGCTGGTACGACTGGATAGGGGCGTAAGGTGCCGCCGAGATCTGCGCCTGCATCTGGGGCGCTGGTGCCTGGGCCGGCTGGTAAGGCGCCACCCACTGGCTGGTTGTTGCCACCGGTGCCTGCGCTGCCGTCTGTTGTGCCACCGGCGCCGCGTAGCTGCTCGGCGGGGTCGAATACTGTTGGGGTACCGATTGGATCGGCGCTGCGGTATCGGCCTGCATAAGTTACCTCTTTCTGGAGACTTTCGAGTGTTCTGTAAAGGAATGGCGTCAAATCAAGACGCGGATCAGCTGCCAGGGGGAGATCTGGGCGCTGGGGGTGAGGTGTACGCATCTCTTGATTAATGAGATCAAGGAACGACGCATACGCTCGTTGCACTTGGCCAACCATCCGGAAGGGATAACCAGAGAGCATTTCTGCAACCTCGTCATCCGTCTTGGAGGGGAACAAGTACTTAAGTGCCTCAATACTATCAACACCCAATTCTTGTAGGTTACGAGTAAAGATAGATTGATTAACTTTGTCCTGAGGTGTGTCTTCATAGACAGGACCCATCCAGCGCCAAAGCACTGTACGGTCTCCATCTGGAGCAAGACCAATAACACCATCAGGAATCTCTTTGGTTTCAAAAGCTTTATCTAAAGCTTTGTCCAAACCTTTCTCATACTTTTCTTTTGCTTTGCGGTGCTTTTCTAATGCTTCTTCATCGGCATTCTCAGGCAATATCGGATATGTTAACCCAGATGCAACTGCTAATGATTTACGGAAGAGTTGTTCTTCCTGGTAGATCATTAGTTCAAAGCACCGGCAAATACCATAGGTATAAAGCTGCAGGCACTTCTTCTTGGCTGTGGCACTAACACGGCCATAGGCAGATTTGATTTCAGTCGCTGTTACGTTGGTAATTGAAAGGTCATCAATACCGCCAAGCGCCAGGCGAATCTCGGAACGCAGCTGATCCACATAGCGGGACTGGTCTGTGCTGATGGCGTTCGGTGTAATAAAACCAACGCGATCTGTCGGCTCCAGGTTGGCAATCACCCGTGGCACACGCAGCCCGCCGCCAGGTAATCCGATATAGCCAGCTTGTTGGCGCTCTGTCGGATCTTGCTTAAAGGTGGAACTGGATAGTGAAAACTCAGATTGGAAACCAGATTGGCTTGCAATGCTAGGACGTTGAACTGCACCATCACGTGCTGTTTCAACAATGTCGTGTTTTGGACGAGAGGAGAGCAGGGTGGGGTTGCCAAAGAACGATAGGTTTGCCCTGATGTTCTTTACCATCTCATCGTGGGCAATGATCTGATTAGCTAACCATTCAAATTCACCGCTACCATCAGTACCAAAAGCATCAGGGTTGTTGAGAACTTCTACGCAAGGAATAAAACCTAGTGTGTTCTCAAGTACCTTGTTATCATTGAAATTAAGTGTTGCCTCCAGGGAATCAAACGACAGTTCTTGTTCACTGTGGAGTTCGTGAATTTCACTTGGCGTGATACGGAGCCGCACATAACGCTTATCAGTAACAAGGCCAACACCGCCAAAACCACGACTGGATTTAACCTTGTAAGCATAAATAATGATGACTTCTTCTAGATCACCATCTGGAGAGTAGTAAGTGCGATAAGCATCTTTATCAAACCAATACAAACGATATGTTTTCTTTGTTGGCCTGATATAAAACAGCCCTTTACCGTAAGATAAGAACCGATCCCAAATAGAGTCTAATCGTGCATCTAAACGATTGAACTTGATAACTTGTTGGATAAAATCAAAACGTTGCGTTCCAAAGTTATCTTGATTGGGATAAAACTCGACGCCCTGTCGAATCCCAAACATCTTCATTTGGGAAAGGTGGGCATTGATGAGCATCGTATCTGCTGTGCCCGTGGACTCACGGTTCACAACAGCTTTGAGCATTCCTTCTAAAACGGATTGGCTCTGGGTGCTCATAGTGGGAAAAAATTAATTAGTTGTCTTCGATCTCGTAACCAGTTTGTAGGCGCCGTAAGGTAATTACGTCATCCTCTACCTCAATGTCAAACTCAGTCCCTGGTTGAAGCGCCATGTCGTGACATAGCTCATCAGGTAAAGGAATGATAGCTGAACCGTAAGCATCTTGCTCAAGTTCAACAACAAAGTAACCGGTGCTCATTTGGACGTAGTATCAGTCTAATTCCGACAATACTCTAACCTTAATATTCCAACTCCAACTTACCGCGTGTCATCAGGCCATTGCACAGCCAAACCATGGCGTCAACACAATCGTCATGGGAACTGACGCCAAAGTTAACGATCTCATCATGGAGTGCTTGGAACTTGCGGAACTTGTTGAAGAAAATCTTGCGTTGCTCAAATAGACCCATAATGCCCCTAAACCGTGCAAGTTTGTCGCCACGGAATCCTTTGACTGGATGCCAGATCAAGTTGTAAAGACCATGTTCTGCTTGGCAAATGCGTTTGAAATCAGCCTCTAGGGATGCTTGGTATGCCACAGCTTCTGACCAGATATCTACATTGGATCCAGTGGGGAAATATTTGTCACCATCTTTATAAACAATTCCCCATTCATACATCATTTCCATCATGGCCTCTAGCTTCTCCAGGTTGCCCATCAACCGAAGCCGCTTGGTATCAATGATGTAGATCTTGTCCCCAACCCTGCCTCCTAGTACAAACACACTATAGTCATTACGTTCGCGCACACCTGCAGAAAGATCAACGCCAACACCTAGAGTGTCAAACTCAGTTGGGATCTTACTTTTAACAAGCAAATCAGGTGAGATGGAAAGCTCGCTGGTTTGAACAATCTGGTTCTGATACTGGAAACTAAAGCTGATTGGTGCCTGGCGCTTTCGGTCCTGCAGGTATTCCAGTGACCACATCTCAGGCCAGTAGGACTTTTCATCACCATTCTCATCAACTGTGATTGCTGATTGAACAATTTGTACCCAGTCATTAGCTGGAGTAAAGGTACTGTTATGAATATCGTCATGGCGGAATCGTGTACCTAAGCAGATTGCACGCGCACCTTCAAACATGGTAGGAACGATAACTGAGTTCCAGTTATCCTCCATAGCAGCACGAATATCCCTGTTCTTAATATCGTCTGCCGATTTGATAGCGTCATCAATAATACAAAGGTGCGAACGTTTAGAGGTCACAGCACCTTTCAAACCTGCACAACAAACAGTAAATTCTTCTTCACCGGTAGACCTGATCCCTGCAAACTTCCAATCAATACTCCAGTATTCGTTAGAGTTAATCCCTTTGGCAATCTTAACCATTGGGAAGATTTCTTTGTAGTGTTTATTCTCTTCAATGATGCGTTTGATGGCTGCACTTTTAGGACGTGCAACATCAACCGTATAAGAGATATAAAGAATCTTGAGTGGTTTCTTATGAAGAGCATGGACCCCAATGGACCAAGCAGTAAACAAACCAAGCACCGTGCTCTTTGCTGAACCGCGTGGTGCCAGGATGTCTACGTTAGGACCAGCAATGCCCATCAGGCATTCAGAGTTGTTGCCAGTGCACAGGTGTTCATGCCACAAACGCATGTGCGTTGCAGGTGGTTTCTCACCAACTACATCACAGAAGTACGAGAAATCAACACGTGCCCGCTCAATGTCAATATTGCTGGTTTTCTTGACGACCTGTTGCTTTGCACCGGCACGGGCAGTCCGCCTGTAAACAGCGTAAAGAGATGTGTTTGCCATCCCCTTACCCTAACTCCCTACACTCAAGATTCTTCCGACAGAATTTTTGTCCACACTGCCATCACAGCATCTTGGAGTGGGCCTTCAATTGGATCGTCCCTAAAGATTAAGACGATTTCACGCAAAGCTCGATCAGCACCAGCAAGAATTAAACCCTGTTTATCTCCTACATAGCGTTCATCTTGAATCTGTTTGATGGCACCACGTAGTTCTTTCTGGAGCATAGCAATACGAGCGGTGCCATTGTCCTGCTTGACCATACCAAGATCAATGGCTTGACGTAGTTTTTCTACGTCTTCTCTCATATTGTCAATCTCAATCTCCAGAATTTGTTGGAGATTTCTTTTCTTAAATGTAGATTGCTGCCACTCATCACATTCCACAATGCTACCTGCATACCCAAGGAAGCGGGCATACAGGTACATCTGAATAGGAGAGCTATGCTTTTTACAGAATGTAAGGAACGCTTCTTTCTCGTTAGGACTTAAGGTTTCTAACCAATCAATCATGCACGGAATGCAGCACGAGATTGAGCATAGTCCTTCTCCTCTCTAAAGCGACGATAGAGTTCCTGTTGCAATTCAGTTTCCCGTTGTTCACGAGCTTGGCGACCAATGGTTTCACGTTCCTCTGTTCCACGGGTCTGTTCTAATCCAGTTTCACCAATAAAACGTTCGCGCTGTGTCGAACGTTCTTGCTCACCAGTAGCGGCAATCCCTAGACGTTCTTGTTCTCCACGAGTAGCAGTGGTTAAACGTTCCTGTTCACCAGTGGTAGCAATCCCTAAACGTTCCTGTTCACCGCGAGTAACGGTGGTTAAACGTTCTTGCGCACCAGTCAAACCAATCTGACGCTCTGCGCTTTCAGATGCAACTCGTTGGGTTTCAAT